CGTCTGTGTCGCTCTATTATTTGGGTCCAGAGGGGCGAGCTACCAGACTGGTATGAAACAGCAGTGGAAGCCAATGGCGGCAATGTAGTAAGCAAACGTATTATGCAATCCAGACATCGTGATGTTCACCAATCAGAATGGGACTGGGCAGGATACCCAGTACAGTATATTATTCGTAATACCGGCACTATGGCAGAATTAGAATCTAAAACACTTAGCATACTAGAGCAAATTAAAGCCAAAGAGCTAAAAACTGCCTGAGCCTATTTATCTTTTCTTAATAAAATTAATCACTAGGTATTCTAATCAGGCATATTTCTGTGCTTATAGGATAAATATTGCTAACTTATTCAAGGAGAGTTATTATGGCAACATTAGTATCCCCAGGTGTAAGTATTAGCGTAACTGACGAAAGTTTTTACGCCAGCGTAGGTGCAGGTACTATTCCGCTTATTATTGTAGCGACAGCGGCTAATAAGACCTCATCAGATGGCACAGGTATTGCAGAATACACTAAGCCAGAGAATGCTGGTAAAGTATATAATATCTCTAGTCAACGTGAATTACTTATTAACTATGGCAACCCAACATTTTACACTACTGGCGGAACTCCGCTACATGGTTATGAATTAAACGAGTATGGTTTGGAAGCAGCCAGAAGTTATTTAGGCTTTGCTAACCAGGCATACGTTCTCAGAGCTGACATTGATTTAGCTAAACTACAGCCAAGTGCTACACCACCCACAGAAGCACCAGAAGATGGTCAGTACTGGTTAGATACAGGAAAAACAACCTGGGGTGTTAAGCGCTATGTGAACGGTGCATGGACATTTATTGAAACCAACGAGGTACCTGTGGCAGATATAACTGCAGATGGCGTACCTACAACAGCATATGGTGTAGATTTTGATATCGGTGTAATTTACTACAACACTGACGGAACAACACGAGATGTAATTAATATATGTGAAAGACGATCAGGAGCATGGTTTGTCATAGGCGAAGCTACTTGGAATACTGCAACAAGTAATCGATTAATGATTGGCACACACCTCAACATACCATCAGGCAATAGACCCGATGGATCTCCTTTGCAAACCAATGATATATATTTGCAAACAAGTACACCAAATCAAGGCACCACAATTGATATTAAAGTATATAGTGCCGCATCCGGTGAGTGGTTGTCTGATGATATAATCGGGTCGCAGTACAGCAGCGCAGCTTGGGCATACTACAATCAACAAGGTGGCCCAGTTGACGGTGATTTATGGGCTGATTATGATGAGACTCCTGAGGCACGTATCCAACTTCGCCGTTGGGACAGTGATTTAGGTACAAATGTAAACATTTTTTACAGTTCTGTAATTCCAACAACTGATCCTTTGTTTGATTTAACTAACCATATTAACAATGCTGGCACAGCCGCAATGTGGATTTCTATCAATGATAGTGGTGTGTTTGATCCCAACGGATACATTCCTGTTTACTTCACTTCAGACGCCAACAACGATGGCTTTGCAAGTCTCAGTGATGCGGTATCTGACATCAATAATAGTATATCAGGTGCAACTAACATCAACCTGCGCGATAAGCTCAGAGCAGAGATTGTTAACGGAAACCAGATTAAATTCACTCAGAACGAAGGATATGCAGTTAAATTCTTCCAGGGAAGTATTGCTGGATGGTCACCTGCAGTCTTAGGTTTGGAATTTGGTACATTTGGTCAGCCTAATTCTACCCCTGGTTACTCGGAATGGCAACCACTTAGTTATGTTTCCAGATCAACTGCTCCATTGGGTGATATTGCTGACAAAACTTTGTGGTATGACAATGTAATTAGTACAACAAATTTAGATTTGTTGATTAATACAGGAACAGCCTGGGCAACATTCTCTGGCGATAAGCAAATTGCTGTATTAGCTCCAACATCACGAACCGATGGCACTCCATTGTTAAACGGTGATGTTTGGGTAAGCACTGATAATTTGGATTTGTATCCTCAGATTTATCGTTGGTTAAGTGGTGCTTGGGTATTGCTCGATAATGCTGATCAAGAAACAGCAACCGGTATAGTTTATGGAGATTTCAGAGCTACTGACGCATCTCCCTTGTTTAGCGATGCTCCAAATCCATTGTTGTACCCAGCTTCAACTAGTCCATATGTAGGCATTCTTGCTTGGAATATGATTGCTAGTGGCGGTACAATCCGTCAGTGGGATGAGAGTGAGGGCCGTTGGAGAACAGTAAGCGGGCTTCAGGCAGACGGTTCACCCAACATGTTACGTCACGCTCAGCGTCAGATGGTTGTCGAGGCTATGCAAGCGGCTGTGAACGCCAACGAAGATATTCGTAACGAAGGCTTGAGATTTAACTTGATAGGTTGTCCTAACTATACAGAAATGATGGATGAGATGGTTAACTTGAACGTTGACCGCAAAGAGACTGCTTTTGTAGTTGGTGACACACCAATGCGTTTGGCCGCTGACAATACTAGCATTACTGAGTGGGCTCAAAACTCAAATAATGCCACAGGCAATGGTGAGGAGGGATTAACAGTAGCTAACCCTTATGCCGCTGTTTACTATCCAAGCGCATTAACGTCAGGTCTGGACGGCACAGACATCATGGTACCACCAAGCCACATGATTCTCAGAACCATGGCTTACAATGACCAAGTGGCTTATCCCTGGTTTGCGCCAGCAGGATATCAGCGTGGTTTGGTAAGCAACGCGACAAGTGTTGGTTATCTGGATGCTGAAACTTCAGAGTACAGACCAGTTGCACTGAGCCAAGGCCAGCGTGATAACTTGTATGTCAACAAGATCAATCCAATTGGCACATTTACTGGCAGAGGTATTGTGGTGTTTGGACAAAAGACACTCAACCCAGTAGCTAGTGCTTTGGATCGTGTAAACGTTGCACGTTTGGTTAACTACATCCGTGACAGACTTGACGAGGCAATGCGCCCATTCTTGTTTGAGCCAAACGATGATATCACACGTCAGAACGCTAAGACCACAGTTGACAGATTCCTGGGACAGTTAGTAACGTCCAGAGGTTTGTTTGACTTCCTGACAGTATGTGATAGCTCCAACAACACACCAGATCGTATTGATCGTAACGAACTATGGGTTGACATTGCTATACAGCCAGTCAAGACTATTGAGTTCATCTACGTACCAATAAGAATCCAGAACACACTGGGCGAAACTGGTAGTAACTGATATAGTAATATATCACACTGGGGGCTTTTTAGCCCCCTTTTTTATCTATAAACATAGCATATAATATTTTTACGCTCATTTAGATAAATAACGACATAGAACGAATTATCCAGTAGGAGATAGAAAAATGGCAAATATTAATACAGTTGAAAC